AGCAATAAACACCCCCCCCTCTTTAACATGATTCTACTACTTATTCTTAACTCTTTTATGGCATTCACCTCATGAAGTGATAAAAGAAACAGTAATTTTGAGAGGAACATCATTATGACAAAAGAACAATTTGAGTTATTTATAACTGAGCAGACTAAGTTTACCTTTGCTAAAACGATGGCAAATATTCCACATAGCTGGATAGTAAGAAATCAATATGACGATAGTACATTCCTTGCAGCTATGGAGTTTATTAGAGATAATGGATATCAAGAAAGATTTTATTCTAAAGTGTATACATATTACAACGTAGGGGAATATAAGTATTGGGTAATGACTGGTAAGGATGGATTTAATTGCAAGGGTGCAATAATTAATAGAGCTAAAATATAAAATATGAATATTAAACAAATAGGAAAACACCGAGTATCTGAGAACGACATACAAAATGTTGATTTCGATAATTTATTAGATGGTAAAAAAGCATACATACTTTATACCGATCCTCCTTGGGGAGATGGCAATATGAAGTATTGGTGTACATTAAACAAAAGGCACACTGGCAAAGAGATTGAGGCTATGTCTTATAAGCAGCTAATACAAATAATCAGAGGCATTATAGTAAATAACGTAGATGGTTATGTATTCATAGAAACTGGCAATAAATGGCTAGAGGATACTCAAAACGATCTTAAGGATGTTTTATTCAATACAGAGACATATTCTCTTAGATACAAGTCTGGAAGTAAGTTGCTGACCAATCCAGTTATTGTAGGATCTACAAATCCTAATATAAAGTTGCCAGATCTATCAAGCCTTGAGGGTGCAATAGATGAGAAGAGTCTAGAAATAGCTATTCCATTACTTGCAAAAGAGGGAGAGATATTATTAGATCCTTGTTGTGGTATGGGTAATTCAGCAAGAAGTGCTATAAAGAATAAGATGTCATTTGTTGGCAATGAGTTTAACGGAAAAAGGTTAGAAAAAACAATTAACTCATTAAAAAAAGATAAATGAGTTTAGTATTTAAAAAGAGTAATCATAAAGAATGTGATGAGTTAATCAAATTAGCATTACCTCACGGAATACGTTTTGGTGAAAAAGATATTACATTTGCATTATTTTATAATCAAATTTTAGTAGGTATGGCTTGTATATTAATAAGAAGCAAAAACGGAACGGCAGTTTTTAAAGGAGATTTTGTATTGCCTAAATATAGGAACAAAGGATTCCTTGATTATATGATTAAACAAAGATTAAAGTATTTAAAAGTTAATTACCCAGACTTAAAAAGAGTTGAAGTAAATGCTTATCCACAAGCATTAAATTGCCATTTAAGAAATGGAGCAAAGTTTATTAAGAATTTTAGATACACATTTGAGAATGGAGAAAGATTAAAACTACTTTATTATGAAGATTTACAGCAAGACTAATGTATTAACGGAAGCAGAGAATAGGATTAATAGACTATTTGACGAGTTTGAAAATGTAGTCGTTGGATTTTCTGGTGGCAAGGATAGCACGGTCTGCTTAAACCTCACATTAGATATTGCAGAAAAGAGAGGTAGATTACCTTTAAAAGTCGTATGGGTAGATCAAGAAGCAGAGTGGCAAGGAACGGCTGATTATTGTGAGTCAGTATTCGCTGACAAAAGAATTGAGCCTATGTGGTTTCAGATACCAATGAAATGGTACAATAACGTATCTTCATCTGAAAAGTATATACATATATGGGAGGAGGGCAAAAAACACATTAGAGAGCGTTCTAGTATATCTATAAAGGATAATGTATATTTAGACTTTGGTTTCCACGAATTATTTGAGCGTATTTTTAAAGTGCATTTTCCTAATCAAAAGTCTTGTTACATATCTGGTGTAAGAACGGAGGAAAGTCCAAAAAGATTAATGAGTCTTACAAGTGGATTAACTTACAAGGATATTACTTGGGGTAAGATCCTAAACAAAAAACTTGAGCATTATACTTTTTACCCTATTTATGATTGGAGCTATTCTGATGTCTGGAAATATATATTTGACAATAACATAGAATACAATAGAATCTATGACGAATTATTTAGGCAAGGGGTAGGGGTTACAAATATGAGGATATCTAACTTGCATCACGAAACGGCTATACAGAATTTATTACTGATTCAAGAGATAGAGCCAGATACTTGGAACAAGGTTGCAGAGAGAATAGATGGGGTTAATGCAGTTAAACACTTAAAGGACGAATCCTTTAGATGTCCAGATAATTTGCCTTATATGTTTAAGTCTTGGAAAGAATACGCATTTTTCTTGCGTGACAAGTTAGCTGATGACGAAGATTTTGTCAATAAGATGAATAAGATCATAAAAAAGAATGAAAAGTATATGATCACTAATCTTGTTTATGTAGATTTCTATAAGCAGATAATTAAGACGATCTTATCGCAAGACTTTGATTTTACAAAAATAACGAACTGGATGACTTCGCAATATTTTAATACAGTCAAAAAATACGTTGACGGAAAGATTACTAAACAGAACATAGAGATAAATAAGAAGTATAATAAATACATAAAAGAACTATTATAATGACTGACAATTTAAGCAAGGAACTTACTAAGGCATTAAGCGTAGAGGATAACATAGAACTTATTGAAGAGATTAAGGAGGTGTTACATAAAAACTCTGTGCTTAAAACTCAGCCAATAAACAGAATTAAATGGGTTAAGATCGAGGAGGTAACGCCAAACGACTACAACCCTAATTCAGTAGCTAAAAAAGAAATGGGGCTATTATATACGTCTATAAAGCAAGACGGATACACTCAGCCAATAGTTACTATTTACGATCCTAAAGAGAAAATGTATGTCATAGTTGACGGATTCCATAGATACTATACTGCAAAGACCAATGAAGATATACTAGAAAGAAACAAAGGACGTATTCCGATCGTAGTAATTGACAAGGATATTAACGACAGAATGGCAAGTACAGTTAGGCACAATAGAGCAAGAGGTATGCATAGCGTTACTGGTATGTCAAGTATGGTTTTTCAGATGCTGGAAAATGGTTGGAGCGATGAGGATATATGCAACGAGGTAGGGTTAGGCATAGAGGAGCTTGTCAAATTAAAGCATATAACTGGTTTCTCCAAGCTATTTGAGGACGCAGAATATAATAAGGCTTGGGAGACTAAAAATCAAATCAAGTTGAAGATAAACTATAAAAAGGAGCAAGAGGGCAATGGACAAAAATAGACACATAAAAAAAGAGTCTCTGCTAAGATCCTTAGAGCAAAGCCTTGGGGTAGTTACTGTGGCTTGTAGTCAAGCAGATGTACCTAGAAGCACTTATTATAAATGGCTCAATGAAGATGAGGAGTTTGCTAAGCAAGTCAAAGAGATAGAGAATGTTGCATTAGACTTCGCAGAGAGTAAGCTACACGAACAGATACAGAGTAATAATACCTCTGCCACTATATTCTTTCTGAAAACGAAAGAAAAGAACAGAGGATATGTAGAGCGTACAGAGGTACAACAAGAGACGACCTACAAGAGCCTAGACATAAACATAATAGATACTGGCGCACCATTAGCGTCTAATGAGAAAGACATAGTTGATTAAGACTAGTCCACTATATCATAAGAACTATAAGTCTACTGCCGACGTGGTAGTGAATCAAGGAGGTACGTCCTCTGGCAAAACCTATGCTATATTACAAGTATTATTTAGTAAGGCTATAAACGAGGTATGTACAATTACAATAGTAGGGCAAGATATACCTAATCTAAAGGTAGGTGCTGGTAGGGATGCAAATGATATTATATCTGAATCCCCAGCAATAAAACAACAAATCGTATCATATCATATGTCAGAGAGAGTCTTTACATTTAAGAATGGATCTATAATCGAATTTAATAGCTATGATAACGAGCAAGACGCAAAGTCTGGTAAGAGAGATTACCTATTTGTCAACGAGGCTAATGGTATCCCCTACAACGTATATGAGCAACTATATTTAAGGACTAGAAAACAGACGTTTATAGATTACAATCCAGATGCTAGTTTTTGGGTACACGAGAAAGTAATTCCTCTGCCAACTACTGAGCTTATAATATCCGATCATAGACATAACCCTTTTCTGAGTGACAAGGTAAGGGAGAAAATAGAAGCTCTAAAGGACAAAGATATTGATCTATGGAAAGTATATGCTAGGGGCATTACTGGTAGAATAGAGGGTCTAGTATTAAGGAACTGGTACATAACTAAGGACGACTTTAGTGACAAAAAGCTTGTAGGGTATGGAATGGACTTTGGTTTTGCTAATGATCCGTCAACGCTTATAGAGGTGCATATGGAGGACGGAGAGCTATATGTCAAGGAATTATTGTATGAGACTGGATTAACTAATCAAGACATAAGTAATAGAATGAACATATTAGGAGTAAGCAGAGGGACGCTAATTGTAGCCGACTCAGCCGAGCCTAAAAGTATCGAGGAGCTAAGAAGATTAGGTTGGACAGTAGATGGCGTTAAAAAGGGCTCAGATAGCCTTATGTTCGGCATTAACCTACTTAAAGGTTACAAGATAAATGTAGACGCAAATAGCCCTAATTTAATTAAGGAGCTTGAACAATATAAATGGAGAGTTAAAAAAACTGGTGAAACAATAAATACACCAGAGGATAAGTATAATCACGCAATAGATGCCTTAAGGTATTTAGTTATGCACAAATTTAGTAAAAAAGGATATGGACAATACGCAGTCATTTAAGATCTCGGTTAGGCAATACCAAGAAATCAACGGAATAGATGAAAGTTTATCATTAGTTGAGCAGAATATCTACGCAGTAGCAGCGATCAAGGGTATAACATACGAGGAGGCATCTAAGATTAAGATGTCAGAATTTAAGAAAATAGTAGATGAACTAAATGAGTTTAATGTAAGGCTATTAGAGAAGCTAAGAATAAGAAACAAGATCTTTCTTAACGGAACAGAGTATCACATTGAGCATAAGCCAGATAAGCTAACTAGTGGGCAGTTACTAGACGTTATTAATGTAAGGAGTAAGAATCAAGGGGAGGCAGTAAAGGTAATGCACCTACTCCTAGCTGCTATGTGTAGACCTAGAGGCAAGGAATATGGTGACGACAATATAAACCTAGAGGAGAGGGCAAAGCTAATTCAAGAGGTCGATTTACAAGATGTTTGGAATGTCTTTGTTTTTTTTTGGAATCTTTGGAACGATTACTTGAACGATTCAGAGGACTCTTTGAGCAAGTGGATGAGGGAGACGTTGGAGATGACAAAAGAGATTTTGGGCAACGATGGGGACTCTTCAGCGTAATAAAAGCTATGGCAGATTTACACAATATAAGTATTAACGAGTCTACTAAATTAGGTGCAATAGAATTCCTAAACTGGTGGGCATATATGGTAGAAAAAGAAGATTATGACAGAACAACAAAATAAATTATACGATAGTTTAACGGACTATTGGCAAAAGATAGTAGATGACCTAGTAAAATCACTGTATGATGTAGGTAGGGTCGCTAGTGGAGCTACTGCTCAGAGTATAGGTGCTTTAAACCCTATGCCAATAACACTAACCTCGACTGGATTTAAGGTACAAATTAATATGCCTAAGTATTATCAGTTTATTGACGAGGGTGTGAGTGGAACAAAGAACAATACTAACATAAGTAGGTTTAAGTACAAAACTAAGCTGCCCAATATATCAGCTATTAGAAAGTTTATGGTCAATAGGGGTATAAACGATTTCTCTGACATTAAGTCAAAGAGAGGGTATAAGCCTAAGAATACAACCTCTGGTAAGCGTAGGGATG